TTGCATAGCCATTTAATATCCCTCCTCAGAATTGAGTCCTACGGCTCTCCAGGATTCAATCCTGGGGACGAACGCACCGTCCCCATAGGTTTATATCGCCTCAAAATATGTCTCCACCTTTTCAATGTCAATTAATCTTGACTTGTAAAATAATCCCTCAGCTTTTCCAGCCACCCACGACCGCTCACTAATAGGTAATCCATATTCATCGGCAAGATTGGCAGCCAACCCATAAACAATGGCATCAAGAAACCTGACATCCCCATCAGAAATGTTATTGACATTATCGTAATCAGCTCCTTTCCTTATAGTTTGACAATGGAATGTTATATCCGTATTATCCGGCTGTGGCCACAAATACACACGTGTAATCATTCGATACCCTTCACCAGGGATTCCACTTACAATAAGCTGTCGCTCTGGCATAACTACAAAGTGACTTGGTATTCCGCTATTACTCTTGCCAGGCAACTCCATATACCTGTCTATGCTTATGCCCGATACTTCCCTGTCGAATTGCTCCGAACGAATAAAGGCTTTATCAATTCCGAGCAATGAATCGTCAAGAATAAAATCCCCAATACTCTCATAATTGTGGTCAATAATCCATCCATTAATGCCGCCTCCACCCTCTTTCTTTGCCCAGTAGGTAGTCCATTCCGCATTTAAAATTGGCTGACTTGGAGCTGTTGACCTATGGCTTCTGATACATTGATATGTCTCTCCATTAGTTCCTATCACTAAATCAGACGCAGTAAAACTTTTCGTTAGCCATTCCAAAGACCATAATCGCATACCTTGAGATTGATTGTGTTTTATTAAACTATTTAAGGCAGTGATTCCTTCAGACAACTGGACAGCAGAAGGTTTCCCACCTTGTGGGTATGCACCCACTATCCTTAAAGCTCTCATTACAATATCATTACGGAATTGATTAAAATCTGTGGAATTAGAAACGGCCATAATACTGCCTCCTATGTTAGGGGGGCGACCCACCATTTAGGTGGGCCGCCTGAAGGGAAGATGAGGTAAGAGCTAAAGTCCCTGGTAAAACCAGGGACGATTCAATGCTTACTTCGGTACTACGAAAGCGATACAACTGTCGGGCCGAATAACATCGTCATCATAAATGACATCGGCAGTGACAAGAGTACCCAAGAACTGCTGGAGGTACTGGGCCTGGATTCTCACGTCCTTCTGGACAAGAGCCACAATAGATTCCTTATGACCCAGGA